ACAAAAGCCTTTTCCAACCTTAAGTTGGCCTCTAAGATGTTTTGTTTTTTATCGTATCTTCTCATAATTAAAATGTTTGGTTGGGGAACCAATCGTCATCACACATCAACAATTCCCTTAAATTTATCTAAATATATTTTTCTTTCAGAATCAACATTTATGAGTTGTGTTTTATCACTCATATACCCATCCTTAACTTTTATATAATAATTACCACCATCAACCATACCCAACGATTCAATGAAATTATTTATGTAATCCTCATCACTAATATGTTTACCCAATAAACCCTTTAACCCCACCCTCGTTAATATAGTTGTTGGGTCACCGTTTGTTTCGTTTGGTGTTTGTTTCGTTGCTTCGAATTTACCAAGGTATTGGTTTAGTACCATTTTTGGGTCTCTACGTTCTGACTCATCCCCCATTTTATTTCTCTCACCAACATTTTGTAGTAAGATATATATTGGTGCGTGTAATAATATATTATTCTTAACATCAGGAACATACTTCAATATACCTTTACCTATATCATCAAAGATTACTTTCTTCCAAGGTCCAGTTTTATATTCTTCAGCCATATACCAAACTCTAGGGTCAGTATCTTCTATGTATTCATGTTCTTTAGGGTTTGGTGGTACATCTTTACCATCCTTTCTATATAACCCACTAACAATACCAATTTCCTCTTCTTCTTTAGCCCAATCACGAATACTAGGTGGGTCTAATTTTAACCTATTCTTTTCACCTTGATTGTTCACACCACTAAAATCATCACTACCAATTATAACCCATTGATTAGGGTCAGTTGCGTCAGAAAGATGAACAGCGTTTAATAATCTACTTGTGTGTGATTTACCAGTGGATGAGGTACCATCCAATAGGATTGAAACCTTACCATTGGTTAAACCCATTAAAGATTTAACTCTGTTTATTTCCTCATTTAACATATTAATAAATAGACATAAAAAAACCCTTCTAGGAGGGTTTTAATATTATTTTTAATTTTATATTAAAATACGTGTATGGCACGGTCAAATCTTAACGATGCAGAGATTTCAGCGATTTCAGAAGAACTATAATCAAGTCCACCAAAACTTACATTACCTAACATAGTCCCTTGTAAAATCCATTTCTCAATTACAACACCTGTTGGGTCAAGTAATTCAATCTCAACGTCTTTCTTATAACCAGCCGCGTAACCTTGTCTACCTGTTACCGATTCTGAGTGTAATCTCACCCATTCCATAAGTGCTTGTGCTGCTGATGGACCGATAGGGTCTCTGAATGTTACATCAATAGGTTCCCAAGTAAATCTACCTAATACAAATGTAGATGTGTTTAGAAAAGCAATCTCTGTTTCCTCTTGTGAAATTGATGGTCTAGAACCAGTGGATACAAACCACTCCTGAATACCTAACGGAGTTGGGAATCTGAATATGAACCTATTTTGTTTCTTTGGTTCGTAAGGAATGGGCATTCTCATTAATAAATCTGCCATGTTATAATTGTTTTAGTTTTAAATGTTTTATTGTTTACCTATAAATATGTGGGTTTGTGAATTTATTTCATCAAACTTTTCATTCTAGTAATTTCTTCAGACATATAATCAGTACCCTTAAGTTGATAAGCGTCAGATTTTGTTTGTTGGTATTTAACCGAAGAACCACCTTTACACCCATTATCCTTACATTTAGCTAATACAGCCTCTTTATTGTAAGGTAATTTAGTACCTTTAGCTCCGTAATACATCATACTTAACATTTCCATAAATTGTGGTAAATTTTTCATGAATAAACTTTCGTCAAACCCAGCTCCATCAGCGGCATTACCTAATACAGCCTCAAGAATTAAATTATCTTGATGGTTAATGGACTCATCTGTTCCAGCAATACCCATACCTTTACCCCTTTCACCAGGTCTAGAAGTTTTGGCTTGAACTCTATCACCGATTTCAAACTCACTAAAATTCTTTTTAAGAGCTTTAATAAACCCACCTATGTTTTTTCTAGTGCTACTTATCCACTGAATTATTGCTCTACTATCTGTACTATGTACTTTAGCCAACCAAGACCCAACGTTCATTTTTTTAATTAGTGAACCTTCTTTTACTAAGTGGTTATAGTATTTTGTTAAATATTTTTTCTTATAATTTTCATCCCTAGACTTACCTTGGTCTAAAGCCGCATCAATAAACCCTGTTGGTAGTATGGTACCATCCTTTAAACCCAACCTTGACCAAACATCCTCACCTTGTGGTAGGAAGTTCTTGGATAGATGACCTAGTTGCATGTTTCTATTACCTTTAAGGAACTCCGAATCAATAGGTGGTTCATCACCAGGTGGTGTATCAATTTGTGGGTCTGTTTGTGGTTCTGTTTGTGGGTCAGGTAGTTTAATCACAGGTGGGTTTTCTTTGGTTTCTTCAACCTTTTCCAACGACTGTAATAAATCATTTAAAGTAGCTGCTCTAGATTGTTTCTGACCTTTCACCCTCATTATCTTAACCAATGCACCTGTGGTTAATAAACCAATACCTAATGGTAAAAGAACCGTACCAATTGCGGCCAATTTAGTAGCTAATATTGTACCAGCTACCCCACCTGCGACAGCTTTAACGGCTGACTTAATTACAACCGTTTTTACAAAAGAAGCTGATTTAGATATACCGAATAGATTTTGACCACCCTTCATATCACCAAAAGTCTCCCCCTGAAACAACTCACCAACACTAGTAGAGGCTCCATCACCACCAACTAATTGTTGTAGTTTACCCATTTGGTCCATCGCTTCTCCAGCACCATTACCATCAAACATATGACTAACGTTCTCAGCACCAAACTCTTTAATAAATTCAGTAACGTCAGCACCACTTTCAATGGCCTTTCCACCAGCATCAGTCATCCAATGAACCATACCCTCCGCATCTGGTGCGTAATTCAGAGCCTCAGTAACAGCTGCAGTACCTTCAGTACCAGGTGTATTCAACCACACTTCTATTATAGATTTTAACCATTCTGTTTGTGCTAACCACCCTAAAGCGACTAATGAACCACCAGCAAAAGCTAAAATTGCTGGTAACTTATTTGATTTAAGTGTATCCATTCTTTGGGAATCGATTTTCTCATCACCTTTCTTTTTACCCTTAAGTTTGTCCCTAACGTCAGATTCTTCATCCTCAACTATAACATCATCTTGTTCCTCTTCACTGTCCATGATTGAACCACTTGCAGCTAAATCGACATCTAAATATTTCTTAACATATTCCCTAAGGTCCATGATTAATTTATTTGCTACATCGATTGGTAAGAAACCTTGTTCTTGTGAATCTTTCTTAGTTGATGCGACAACTGAATCATAAACAGCTGATATAGCTAAAATTATGTTAAGGAAAATATTTGGGTCTTCGTTGTTTGGGAACTTCCCTCTACCTGATTTACCATCACTATCTTTACTAGTGTTCAGTTCTTGTATTTGGTCATGTAGTATTTTTAATACTTCGTTACCTTTTTTAGTTAGTATTTGTAATATTTTTTCGTTTGCTGCAGCATCTACTTCACGTTTACCTAGTATTTTACCACCAGCTTTATATCTTCCTAATTTGGACATATAGAATTTAGCCTTATCCCACAACGAGACCTCCAACAAACGTTTTCTATCTTCAGTTAATAAATTATTGAAATTTAACCTAATTAAGTTATCACAAGTCTCGATTAACATTAATTGTGTTTTATCATAATATTCTTGTCTAGTTAGTTTTCTCATTTGACTATTAGTTTCTAAATAAATATCTTTATAGTGAGTTAAATATTTAAAAACAAATAAAAATCAATGAATACAGAATTTAATAAATATACAAAACAACATTTAGGTCTTCATGATAAGATGATTGAGGGATACCAAAATATCAGAGAAGAGTTACCAATGGTACCCCAAATGTCAGTAACACCAAGTATTATCGAAGAAAGACCAATGAATATGGCTGTGATGTCTGTGTTTGACCGTTTGATGATGGATAGAACTCTATGGGTAGCTGGACCTGTTGATGACAGAATGGCCATAATCGTTCAGGCACAATTACTTTATTTGTCGGACCAAGACCCTAAGAAAACAATTACGATGCATATTGACTCACCTGGTGGGTCTGTAAAGGCTGGATTGTCTATGATTGATAGTATGGAATTGGCCAAACCTAAAATACAAACAATTAACACAGGGATGGCAGCATCTATGGGTTCTGTTTTATTAGGAGCTGGTTCACCAGGGATGAGAAGTTCTTTGAGACACTCAAGAACTATGTTACACCAATCAAGTGGAGGAGCTCAAGGAAATATACAAGATGCTAGAATATCATTTGAGGAGTGGGAAAAAATTAACAAGGAGTTATTCATGTTATTGGGTGAATATTCGGGTAAGTCTTGGGAACAAGTTGCTCAGGACGCTTCAAGAGATTTATGGTTAACAGGTGATGAGGCTGTTGATTATGGAATTATCGATGAGGTAATCAGACCCGAACCAAGGGAAACACATAGATTATTAAAATAAAAAAAGGGACCACTTAGGTCCCTTTTTGTTTTACAAATGTAAGTTCACAGACCCTTAGAAATGTTGTCTTGGCATCTGTCTCGATGGAACATTCATTCCCATATATCTTTTTAATTTTCCATTTACCCAGTTCTCATAGTTTGGACCTATGGTATATGTATTTGAACCTCTAGGCCCTTTTTCCACTTTAACAATCCCAGAATCTTTTATTGAACTAAAGAATTGGGATTGGTGACCTTTGGGATATGGGTTACCCAACACTTCTTGATAAAATTCATTTTTAGTACTACCAGGGTTCCATCTAACCCAATCAACAAATTTTCTAGTTAATGAGTTCCATTTAGGTGGGTAGTTAAATTTAAATGTAGATGATGAGTTATCAGTTGTCCAATAAGTTATATCATCATCATATTCGTGTTTGAACTTTTCTAGTGGTTGTATGTGTTGTGCTATAATTTTCATAGCCTCATTTCTTGTTAAGTTAAATTTAGTTGTCAGTGTCTTTAACATCACATGTGGGTTAGTTCTTTCTTTATCAGATAAAGAATCCATGACACTAATTTCTTCAGCCCACTCGAACTCATTAACCTCTTCCCGTATGATTTTAAGTATATTCATTAAAGTTCTCTTTCTATTGCTTCTAAAATTTCTTCCACTGAGTCATATTGTTCGTCAAACCAATACCAATCATCACTTCTTAAAGAAAACGAATCACCATTTTCATCGTAATCCATGGACTCATAAAACTCACCTAAACGATAAAAATCCTCACCTAAAGCAACAACTAACCCACTTTCCATACCATCGGGTGAATCTAAACCACCTGAATTAAAATATATTTTAATTACATTATCATTATACAAGTCAACCTCTATTGAGGTACGGAATTTTTCCTCTAAAATTTTAACCAGCTCATCCATTGGTGCAATATCTGATATCCACTCTAATTCATTATCTTCCTTAATAATTTTTTTTACCAAGTTCTCAATATCCGATTCTGTTAATCTAATCACTTTCTTTTTCATAATTTTACTTTTTTTCGATTACCATCTTTTTATTACCACCTTCTGATGTATCATACACAACAAAGTGTATTTCAGGATACATGTGTATTAATTCATTTTGTATAAACTCTTCAGATGCCCTAACGTTCCTAATGTCATCATCAGAGAACCCAACGGAAACTTTAGTGTAGTGACCCGAATCAACTAGTTTTTGTACGTTACGTAAGACCTTTTGAGTAAAGTGTTCAATAGCCACTTTCTTAGCGTGTTCAGGGTTAGCCGCATTACCAAGGGTATCCAAACCAAACCTTTTACCAAATTCTTCTGAAGATACTGGATAATACTCACCAAACTCTTCAAGGTATAAATCAATTATTTGGTCGTTATTTAACGTATCAGTTTTTAATTGTTCGTGGGAGGTTATATGTTGGGGTATATTTTTACGAACACTATTAACCATCATTTCTTCTTCTTCATCAGACAACACCAAATCAATAAATGTTTTAACACCTCGTTTAAGTGTCTCAGGTGTGTGACCTCTAGCTGTATTAATAGCGAATTTACTACCGTGTACCAAAGACTCCTTAAATTTTTCAAAACTAGGTGCGTATGATTTATTACTAATAGCTTCTACAGTGTCACTTAAAAAAGAATTTGTTAATTGAAAATCTTCAAAAGCCACACTTGGTTTATTATTTCTTAATCTATATTCTGGACTAGTTCTAATTTCTGCATATTTTTCAGTAGAGACATCGATAGGGACCCAATTACCACCCTCATTTTTATCCATCTTTATCTTAGTTGGCATAAATAAGATATTGTCATCCCAATCAAATATATAAGACCTATCTTCAGCCTCATTAAGGTATTTCTTAATAGTACTAATCTGAGATTCTGTCATTATTAGTTTTTTCATGAAATTTCTTTTTATATAAATATTCGTGAAGGCATAAAAAACCCACCATATGGGTGGGTTTAAATATAACTATAAGTTTTATTGTTTATTTTCTTCTTTTAAGTCTTCTTCTATTTTCAGCCACTGAACCTTTAATGTGTTTTTTAGCATCTTTAGATTGAGTTAACTCATCCTCTTTAGTACCAGGGTCAACTTCACTAGCTTTTGGTGTGTTTTTTCTTTTTTCAACCATGTCACCAGATTCAGAACCTTTTACATGTTTTTTAGCCTCAGCCGCGTGTCTTTTTTCGTCGTTTCTACCCCAATCTTTCTTAGATGGTGTTCCACCACTGTTAGGTCTTTTTTCAACCATTGCCCCCCCTTCGGAACCTTTAATGTGTTTCGTTGCTTCAGGAGCTGCTGCTTCCATAACGAAGTTCTCAACTAACTTCTCAACTTGTTCTTTTGTTACTTTATATCTTGTTGCCATCTTAATTTTAGTATTTGTAATTAATTATTTTATTGAATGATGCTAAATCTTTCTTAAGGTTTTCACTTATAGTATTATGTTCAGAAGCTTGTCCAGCTAATCTATTAGTGGACTCAGTTACAACATCTTCTTCAGACTCTTCTAAATCCTCTTCTTCAGTAGTCATACCTTTCTCTTCGTACTCAGTATTAGCTGACTGAACTTTAGACGACGATGTTTCATCAAGTTCTTTTTCACCCATACATTCTTTATATTCTTCAGAACGTATATCCATACCATCACAAGGTGAGTCTCCATGGTTACCTATATCTTCAGGTCCATTCATATCCTCTTTTAGAATACCAGCTTGTTTCATCGTTGATTCAACAAGTGTAGTGATATCACTCTTTTTTATAATTTTACTCATAGTTTCGTTTTATAATAAATATGTTTTAATTCTAGAAAAAACCCACAGCCTTTCGACCATGGGTTAATTGTTGTGTTATGTTAGATGTTATCGAATGATGCTCCTGTTGGAGTCACGTTAAACTCAACCTCAATGAACTCCAATGAAGGAATTGGTTTAAGGAAGATTTTACCTCTCATTTCGTTTCTATCAATTTCCTCAGGGTCATCAGAAAGTACTACTCTAAAGTCTACAAGACCCCTTTCTTTTCTAATGTTGTCTAAGATAGGGTTAACTAAGTTTAAGAATTGACTTCTTACAATTTGGTCGTTTTGTTCGA